TTCTTTTCTATTTATTCTGGCGACATACAGAATTGAACCTTTTGTTTTTGACTTTGGAACTCCAAGTATGGATGCGACTTCAGCGTGATGGGTTGCTCGCCCCTTGTCGGGGTGTCGAAACCTTGCTCCAAAGGAAGTAGTGTTCTGACTGTTTGCTGCCAGATTGATTACCGAACCACCCTTAACAAGAACTGCTCCATGGCGATACACCGGGGAGTCTGAATACTTTGCCACCTTCATCGCAAGCTTCAAATATCTTTTGTTCTTACCATTCATAAAAAAAATCCTTGGGCTTGTTTCTAATACTACAACAAAACCCAAGGACTGTCAACAGAAAAATGAAGTTTTATTCTTCTTCTTCTGCGTCGTAGAAGTCCGTTGCATCTCCTGTCATTTCACTGAACTTTGTGATAACTTCTTCATCCATTATCTGAGCGATTCGTGCCTTGAATTTCTCATTGGCCATCTTCTCCATCCAGCGACCGGCTTGGAACTTTTCAGTTGTTCCATCCTCATGTGTTAAGGTAAACCAAGCGCCTGATTGATCAATGTACTTGGAGCCTTTGACAGCATCGAACCAACTTTCTTCATCCTGAACCCCGACAGAATCACCCCATAAGATCTTAAAGTTGCATACCCGTCCGGCAGTGCCGAAACGAGACTTTTCAATCTTTGCCTTAACTTCTGAACCTACTCTAAACCCTTTGTCGTTCATAACGAACGACTTCTTAGATTTAAAGCCCGTTAGCCAGATTCTTAAGCTATAAGCATAAGCCATAGCCTTTCCGCCTGGAGTGAAGTATGGGGTCGTAAACTTCTCTGACAAATTACTTGTTATGTTAGTTTTAAGCTGGTTCAAAACAAGTAGTGTTGCTTCGGAGTTTGCGATTGGAACAGTAAGCTTTGACATACCCTTTGATAAGATACGAGGCTTGACTGCCATCGAACTAAGGGGGTTAAAGTCCCCTTCAATGTCTGATGTGCTTGGGGTCAATGCTAGACTGTCCCATATAAAAAGCACCCTAGAGGTATTGTGAGCAAGAATGTCCTCGATTGTCTCAAGAACAAACTCGACAGATGTAGCCTGAATATATAAAATATTTTCTGGATCGCATCCTGCTGCTGCTAAGAAGTTAGAATCAATGGCTGACTCTGAATCAAAGTAGACAACATCAATGCCCATTTGTTGGGCGCTTGCAGCGACTTGCGCTGCCATAAAAGATTTACCAGTGGCTTCTAGTCCGGCGATCTCCACAATCTTACCTACGGGGATGCCTCCACGGCGACCCTTGCAGATAATACTGTCAAGCCATCGTGAGCCGGTTGGAATAAATTCTTTGACGTTGGTAGGATTCTCCTCAACCAAATTGTGTGCTACATTTTGGCCGTACTTTTTGTTAATCATCTTTCGCATCTCTGCGATAGAAAGCTTTCCTGCCGAGTCTTTGTCTTTGTTCCTTCTTGCCATGTTGATAAACTCTCCTATGATAAAAATAGGGCACCTATTTAGACCCCTTTAGGGTCCTCCCCGTGCCCATCCTGCGGGTGATCTCCTGCTAACTGCCCAGGAGGTCCGAGAAAGCATCCTCAACCGAATTTGATGCGCTTGTATTATTAGCGGGAGTTGAGTTATTATACTTGTGCGTTTCGGTAGATGCTGCCTCAGAAGTTGCGTCATCAGATAGGTATGCGTCAAGCATTGCCTGTACATCTGCTGTGCTCTTGCGATCGAAGAGGTCGTTAAAATCGGGAGTGGTATCAACCAAATCCTGACACTGCTCATCGGTCATATCACTACAAAGCTTTGAAGTCTTCCTTGCTGGCATAAAGCTAGTCTGTGGATAGCTTGCGCCGGGGGGCTTACCATAAGTAAGCTTGAGATCTGTGCCCTCTAGCGGATCTGTGATGTCTCCATACTCTGGGTTGAGGACAAGATTGAGAAGGCTCTCATAAGCCATCTTGCCATAACCCCAGGCACGGACGCCAAGATCTTCCTCACCACGAACTAGAACGGGGCTGAAGAATCGCATGCGAGGGAACAGGGACTTGGCCATGTTCTTGGATTCATCAGAGCCTTCGCTATAAAGGGAAGAGGCAAAACTACATACCGGGCAATCATCGTTGAAATTCTTCTTTGGACAGAGGAACCCAGCGTTGTTGCCAAGATTGTAGTGAAAGTGATAGTTCTTAAATGGATCGCCGTCCGGTGTTGGGACAATGCGGATCTGTTGCTCTCCATCTTGTGGACGCCAGAAAGAAGACTTGCTCTTACTGCCACCACCGCTTAGTGCTGCGAGCTTTGCCCGCATCTTTTGTAAATCAATAGCCATTATTATTTTTCTCCTAAAGTTGTATTATTGTTATATCATATAAGCTTAGTTTTGTTAAGCAAAATTTATTGTTCGGTTAAAGTAACTTCTCCAACAACCGAATTCCAGTTAAACACTCGAAAAGCAGACTTCTTGACATCCCACACAAGTTCCATCCCTTCTGGGAGTTCCTTTGAATGTGAGTTCTCCAGTGTTATGGCGAGTTGTTCGCTGACTTCCGCCCAGTGTTCTTTGCGGACAAAGGTCATCGTTCTGGTTGCTCCGTCCTTCTTTGTGAATGTCCCGTTATATACGATCATTTGAATCTCCTCTTGGTTATGAGTTATACATTACATCAAAAACAATCTTTTGTCAAGAACTATTTTAAACTTTCTGTATCTCGGATGTGCCCAAGACGCAATAAGCGAAGTCATCCTCATACTTTGTGGAGTGAACACGATAAGAAGAATTGCAGTTCTCTTCTGTGTTTTCCTTGATCTGTTCTTTAATCTTGTTCAAAAGCTTGCCGTCCTTCTCAAGAGACTCTTCTGAGATTGCGAAATAGAATATCTTCTCTTCTGGATTGTCTAGGTTGTAAAGTGCTTTCTCCTCGCTTGTCTCAAGATTTAAAACGCTAAGAGTTCTAATTCTTGCCAAGTTTCCAAAACCAGAAGATGTATCAAGAACTGGATTGGTGTTGTTGAAGATGTTTAGCATGTGAAAGCTACTTAAAATTAAATCGTTGATCTTATCATAATAGTTGTTTATTGATAGTTCTCCGATAAAGGCTTCAGCTTCAGGATTGCCAATTATATACAGTGCTTCAAAAACTCCTGAACGGGCGTACTCTTGTAACACGCCACAAGTAAGGCGTTCTTGAAGCCTTGCGGTGCCAGACAAAAGCGTAAGGTCTGGTCTTATGTACAAGACACTAATGTTGCACTTCTTGTCGTGCAGTTGCTTAAGAATTTGTAGTGTGCAGCCCGATACTTCGCCTGCGCCGGAGGTGACGAACAGCACATCTTTGGTGATAGGTTTGAAGAAGTGCGCCATCTTTGGGGTGTTCTCTTCATATCCTTGATGGCTATCATGCTTCTTTAAATTATAGGCCCCATCCTTCTGATAGCCTTTTAATCCTTGATCTATCTTAAAGGTTTTATATTGAGGATATTGAGCAAACTTATCTGCAATCGCACAGCCGGCGGAGCCGAGTCCTACGATAGAGTCCATTAGTATACCTTCTCCAAGATGATCTTCTTGTTAAAGGCTCCTCGTTCGTCTGCCTTCTTCTGGCGGGCGCACTCGACCTCGTCTAGGGTATAGCCTTCGGCCTGGAGGATTGCGTAGAATACTTCAAGTACGTCTGCCAACTCTTCCCTGCAAGGTCCATCTTGAAATTCTTCAGCCTCTTCAAGAAGCTTCTTTCGGAGCATATCCTTATACTCCAAGTCACCAGCAATACGAATAGCATAGTTCTTTCCTTTGCTGTTAATGATCTCGGGGATCTTATCACGAATAAGTTTATCGTATAGTATCATTTTATCTCCTTCATGTTTCCAAAGTCTCTACCGGCTGATACGTTCGCCTTGAACTTGCCAAGCTTTGTGTTTGAAAACTCCTCTATAATCTGAGGGAGTGAACTCTTATCGGAGTCTGCCAAATCTATTACCAAACTATCATGGATAAAAAACGCAACGCTTGATGGGCGATCGGATAGCATAGAATGGATTCTAACTAGCCGGTCTAAAAATAAATCACTTGTTGTGCTCTGAACAATATAGTTCAAAGATCGGCGCTTGTCAACCTCTATTTTTCTGTCGAACACAGTCTTTACACGAGCGCCATTAAAATACTTCTCAACTACCGCATCTCGATCATAAATCTCATTCAATAGCTTGTCTTCAGATGCGGGATTGTATAGCCAAGAAAACACCCTCTTCTTAGCCTCCTCACGGCTCTCTGTGCCCTCGAAAAGATTCTTAATGTTCCATTCGTGTATGTCGTTTGCGGGCTGCTCAGAGCCGCATAGGGCCAGTAGCGTGCGTAGTTCGGCGGCATTGAAGTCTAGTTCGATAAACCAGTCATTATTTGGTTTAAGGACGCTTCTATATTTCTTGTCAAGGTTGAGAATTGGGAAGCTACTTCTCTTTGTTGTGAGTCTTCCGGTCTTGGCACCAAACAGGTTATACCTTACATATGGGTGCTTATCAACCTTCTTCCAGACGTCTCTTCCTCGGGTGGTGACAAGTTCTGACCGTATGGCTTCTTTGTCTATGTTTAGTTTCTGGAAGGAGACATCGGAGAGCACCTCGGCGACAGAGACTAGAAAATCGTGGTTGTCTGGTCTAAGGTGTGTTCTGAATACACTCTCTGTAATCTCATTCTTGAGGTCAAAGTATTCCATTAAGAATCTCTGTGGGACTAAATCATAGAAACAATGTTCGTTGAGGCAAACCTGTGAGTGTTCAAAAGAACGAAGGAACGCACGCATGCGAGTGCAGATGTTGTTCCAATCTTCCTTGATAGCTTCTGGGCAGGCGTCTTTTAGTGCGGTGCCGCCGGAATAGAATTTCGCATACTCGATATCTCTGCCTTTAAGAAAGGATGAGAAGTCCCAAGTCTTTGAGATTTCTTTGGGTAGGTCATCATCAA